GTTCCACAAAGACGCTTTAGGTCTAGCAATGATGCAAGACATTAAGATTGAAACTCAAAGAGATGCTTCTCTAAGAGCAGATGAAATTGTAGCTACAGCAGTTTATGGTGTAGGTGAATTACATGATTCTTACGGAATTGAAGTAATCGCAGACTCTTCTATCCAATAATTAATTAATACAAGGGGGTTTAATAACCCCCTTTATTTACAGGAGTTTATGATGATAAAATTAGTTAAAGGGTCAAAGATAATAGAACGACCAGAAATAGATTGGGAAAAAAATCAAAAGATGTGGGAGTACAGAGGTTTTAAATTGTATAGTGAAGAAAAAAAGAGTACACCTAAAAAAAAGAAAAGAGTTAAAGATGTGTAATTGTAATGGTCAATGTTTAGGTAGATAATGGCAACTTCAGTTTTTGGCGTAGCATTAAGTAACTTACAAGAATATCAGCCAGATATTGCTGGTTATGGTATTTCTTCATGGGATACTCAACTACAACACGCTGAAGATGATGTTCTAAGACAAATTAGAGAAGAATGGTGGGAAAGATATCGCCACACAGTAAGATACAAAGATATAACTAAAGTCACTTCAATAGAAATGACTAATTCTAAACTCACAGCCGCACAATGGAAAAGAGCAACTTCTTACAAAGCATTTGCAGATTATATATTTCCCCAGCTTACAAAATGGCGTGACCCAGATACAGGTGAAGGCAAAGATAGTTTCCAAGTTCAAATAGATTATTATAGATCAAGATATGCAGAAGAGTTTCAAGCTATATTAAGAGATGGTGTTGAATATGATGAAGATGGAGGAGGAACAGTATCAGCTTCAGAAAAAGAAGCCATACATACATTACGCCTTACTAGGTAATGGTAGCAGATATAAAAGTTACAGCTAACACAATAGAAGTTACTAATTACATTAAATCCTTACAAAGAAAAATACCAAGCAATATTCAAAAAGGTTTATCTCAAGCGTCAGCTTATGGTATTCAACAAATAACTGATAAGACACAAAAAGGTCAAACGCCAGATGGTGGTAGTTTTAGACCTTATTCAAAATCAGCTAGAAAAGATAGAGCCAAAAGAGGAAGGCAAATATCATTCGTAGATTTAACTGATACAGGTAGAATGTTTAGATCATTAACTTTTAAAGCAACAAGAAATAAAGCTAGTCTATTCTTCCGCAGACAAGAAGAAAATAAAAAGGCTTTCTTACATGATACAGGACATGGTAAAATGCCACAAAGACCATTTTTTGCTATTGGACGAAGAGATGAAGATAAGATAAGAGAGATATTTAACAAGGCTATTAGATTATGAGTAAACGAGAAAGTATTGCTGGAGATATAATTACAAAACTAGATGCTGTTTCTAGTCCTATTGAACTAAAGCTAATTAAAAGAGAACCATTTGAACCAGAAGAGTTAAGTAATGCTCAATTCCCAGCCGCTTATGTGCAAACAGGTGATGAAACAAGAGAAATGCTTTCATTAGGTGATGTAGGTACAGGAAAAAGACAAGGAACTATAGATTTCTTAATCGTAGGCTTTGTTAAAGGTACAACAGCCAACATAGATACTCTACGCAATCAACTCATAGAAGTTATTGAGGAAACATTAGATGCTGACATTACAAGAAATGGTAATGCTTTAAATACTCAAGTAATAGAAGCAAATACTGATGAGGGTGTACTTTTTCCTTATGGTGGTATAAGAATTGTTGTAAGAGTATTGTATGAATTTGTAAGGGGGACTGCGTAATGGCTAAAAGAATTAAAATATATTTTCCAGATGGTAAAGACCAGATAGAGATACCAGACGATAAGCTGGATAAATATCTTGCAAATGGTTTTAAAATTGATAAAAAAGTTTCTAGATCAACTGCAAAAAAAGTTGAAGTTGATGTTGAAACTGAAGAAACAAACGAGGAGTAGATTATGGCAACTCATGTTGGAACAAGTGGAGTAGTAAAAGTTGGCTCAGCAACAGTTGCTGAAGTAACAGGTTTTACTCTTAACGAAACAAACGATACAGTAGAAGATACGTCTTTAACTGATTCAAAAAAATCTTATGTTGCATTGCGTGGTGACGCTACAGCAACTATTGAATGTCATTGGGACGAAACTGATACTAATGGTCAAGAAGCATTAGATGTTGGTTCAAGTGCAACTATTGAATTATATCCAGAAGGTGCAGATAGTGGTGATAAATACTACAATGGTACTGGAATTGTAACAGGTGCTGATGTAGCTGTAACTATGGACGGAATAATTTCAAGAACACTTAATATTCAATTTAGTGGTGGAGTAACGCACAGCACAGTATAAGGATTAAATGCCAGAAAAAGTTGATTTTTTTCAAGGTGTCAGAGACCACTTTGAAAGTTTAGAAGTTAAAATTATAGAAGTACCAGAATGGGGATTAGAGGGCGAAAGAGCAATATATGTTCGCCCTTTTACAATGAATGAGAAAGCAAAAATATTTAAGGGTGCTAACGACTCAGACTTAAACGTATTAGTAGATGTTATAATTCAAAAATCAGAAACAAAGGACGGAGAGAAAATGTTTGATCTTTCTCACAAGCCTAAGTTTAAAATGAAAGCTGATACTGATGTTATTTCAAGAGTTGCTTCAGAGATACTTGCACAAGATAGTATTCAAGACCTTAAAAAAAAGTAAACTCAGACCCAGAACTATATTCTATCATAGCATTAGCTGAACGATTGCATATGTCTATTAGAGATGTATTGCAAATGCCAGTTCAAGAGTTTAATATGTGGTTGGCTTATTTTGAAATACAACATGATAGAGCCGAACAACAACAACGAATGAACCGCTAATGGCTACAAAAAGAGTTAATATAGATATAGTTGCGAAGGATAAATCGCAACGAGCCTTACAAGGAGTCAGAGGTAGTTTAGATAAACTTAAATCATCTGTATTTAATGTTAGAAACGCATTAGCTGGATTAGGTGGTGGATTAGTTATTCGTAACCTAGTTAATACAGGTAAAGAAATAGAATCATTACAAGTTAGACTTAAATTCTTATTTGGAAGTGCTGAAGAAGGAGCAAAAGCCTTTGATGAAATGGCACAATTTGCCGCAAAAGTACCATTTAGTTTAGAACAAATACAACAAGGGGCTGGTGTATTATCTGTTGTATCTAAAGATGCAGATGAATTAGCAGATATTTTAGAAATAACAGGTAATGTTGCGGCTGTTACAGGACTAGATTTTAGAACTGCTTCTGAACAAATACAAAGGTCATTATCTGCTGGTATAGCTAGTGCTGATTTATTTAGAGAAAAAGGTGTAAGAGATTTATTAGGATTTAAAGCTGGTGCTACAGTTACAGCAGAAGAAACAGCATTAGCATTTGAAAGAGTGTTTGGAAAAGGTGGAAGATTTGGTGGTGCAACAGATGAATTAGCACAAACCCTTGAAGGAACTTTATCTATGATTGGAGATAAGGTATTTAATTTTAAGAAAACATTATTAGATGCTGGTTTCTTTGCAGAACTTAAAAATCAATTTGGAGATTTAGATAAATTTTTACAAAAAAACGCTAAAACATTAGATGATGTTGCAATAAAAATTGGAAAAGGAATGGCTGAAGCAGTTCAAGTTTTAGCTGATGCTGTTGTATTTGTTAAAAATAATTTTGATTCATTTGTTTTAGTTTTAGAAGGTTTAATTGCATTAAAAGTAGCAAAAGTTTTATTTGGAATACAAGTTGCTATTAGTGGAATGACAGTTGCTATGAAGGGTTTTAATATGGCAACGAAAAAAAATATTATCTTTGCGTCTATAGCAACTTTTGTAACTGGAATGGGCTTTCTTATTCATAAATTTAAACAATTTAAAAATGAAATGAATGAGCAAAATCAAATTGTATTAGATAACACCTCAACTATTGCAGATTATAAAAAAGAAATTGAAGATTTAGGTAAGAAAATTGCAGAAATGGAAAGTCTTGGCAAAGTCATGGACGAAAACCAAACTCCAATAACAGCTTTAAAAGTTACTCTTGAATTACTTAATGAAGAATTAGATGCGTTAAAAGAAGTTATTAACGAAACAACAAATGATACAGCCGCATTAGGTCAATCATTACATGGAAATTTTCATACTATTCTTAAAGAAGGAACTAAAACATTAAAAGAATATACAGATGGATTAGTTGCCATGAATATTGAACAGGCAAGACTTGAAGATAGACAATTTGGAATGTCTGATAAAGATAAAGAGTCAGTAAAAGAACATACTAAATTTTTAAATTTACAAAAAGAAACATTATCTACAATTAACGACCATATGCGAGTTAAAAACCAATTAACCGCAGAACAAGCTGGATTATTTACTGTTGATAAGATTGTAGAAGAATTAAAAAAAGAAGAAGAACAACTTAAAAAAACTATGCAAGTTTACGCAGAATTTGCAATGCAAAGAAGAAGATTATCATTACAAACATTGAGAGAAGAAAGAGAACAATCAAAAAATAATCAACATAAAATGTTTGATGATGCTTTAGCAAATGAATCTAAAATGGTTGAGTTAAAAGAAAATACAAAAAAATTAACTATGGAAAAAGGTAGGGAATTAATTGCAGAATTAGCAAAAAATAATCGTGAAATGTTTATGATTAATAAAGCATTAGCAGTTAAAGATGCAATTATGGCTACTGCACAGGGTATTACAAATGCGTTAAAACTTGGCCCTATAGGAATTCCATTAGCCGCAATAATTGGGGGATTAGGTGCTGTTCAAATTGCAACAATAGCAAGACAACAATATCAAGGAAGAGCTGGAGGTGGTGCAGTAAACAAAGATCAAGCATATATGGTTGGAGAAAAAGGTCCAGAGATGTTTGTACCTAGTGGTTCTGGAAAAATAGTTCCAAATAATCAAATGGGAAGTGGTCAACCAGTAAATGTAAACTTCAATATTAATACTGTTGATGCTAGAGGGTTCAATGAATTGTTAGTTAATAGTAGAGGAGTCATAATAAATATGATTAATAGTGCTGTTAATGAAAAAGGAAGAATGGCAATAGTATGAGTGGGGCATTACCAGATACATCATTTGACGCTATAAATATTAAAAGCCAACAAAAAACATTGGTTTCAACAACTGATAGCGGCAAAACATTTAGAAGGCAAGTAGATGGTCAGAGATGGACTTTTACAGTTAGTTATCCTCTTATGCCACGATCTACATTTGCACCAATACAAGCATTTATTATTAAACAACGCTCACAAAAAGAAAACTTCACTATAACCTTCCCCAGCTATTTAAACGCACAGGGAAATGAAAATACTACTATTAATGTTAATGGAGTTCATGCTGTTGGAGATACAACTATTGATATAGATGGATTTCACGCTGATGGTGCTGGAAGATTAAAGGCTGGAGATTTTATAAAATTTTCTGGTCATTCTAAAGTCTATATGATTATGGCTGATGTTACTTCATCAAGTAATGCGGCTACAGTTACAATAGAGCCACCTTTAAGAAGTGCATTAGCAAATGATGAAACAGTAACTTATGATAGTGTACCTTTTACTGTTTACTTAAATAGTGATCTTCAAGAATTTCAATCTAACCAAAGTAATAATGAAGGTAAACCATTATTCAAATTTGAATTTGATGTAACTGAAAGTTTATAATGGCAAGAGGTTTATCAACTGCTGTTAAAAATGAATTAGCTACAGGAAATATTAATCCAGTAATATTAGTTAAAATAGCTTTTGCTACTCCAGTTTATCTAACTAATTGTAGTTTTGATTTAGTTTCAAGTGTTTCTGGAAGTTCACAAACATATTCTTCAAGTGGTCATTTAAAAGGAATAACAAATGTAAGTGAAACCAATAAACCCACAAAAAATACTTTAGCATTATCATTATCTGGCGTAGATCAAACTTATGTTGCTATTGCTCTAAACGAAAACATTATTAATAAAGAAGTAAAAATATGGCGTGGTTTTTTAGATGATAATAACGATTTAATAAGCGACCCTTTTTTATTATTTTATGGAACAATAGATGATTTTAAAATTAATGATACAACAACAACAGCAAGTTTAGTTTTAACAATTAGTTCACATTGGGGGCAATTTGAAAAAACAAGCGGCAGACAAACTTCAAGTAATTCACAGCAAAGATTTTTTAGTGGAGATTTAGGAATGGAATTTACAGCTTTAACAGTAAGAGATATTAAATGGGGGAGAACATGAGTAGTTGCAATTTTTATCAAGCAGAAAAAAAAGATGTAAAAGATATTATAAAACTTTTAAGAATATTTAAACAAGATTTATCAGAATGTAATTATCCAGAAATAAAATCAGAAAAATTACAAAATTTTATATATGCTATGTTAGAAAAAGGTAAAATTATTTGTGTTAAAAATTTAGATGATAATAACTTAATTGGTGTTTGTATTTTTTATAAAACTTCTTATTGGTGGAGTGATGATGAAACAATGGTTATTCAATTAATATATGTTTTAAAACAATACAGAAATTATAAATTAGTAAAACAATTAATAGATAGTATAAAACAAGTATCAAAAAATTTACCAATATCATTATCAATAATTGCAAAATTAAATGGAGATAAACTTTTTGAAAAATTGGGATTTGAAAATATGGGTTCTAATTGGAGATTAAAATAAATGTGTAGTGTTGATTTACCAGACTTTGGAGATATTCCTATTATTGGAGATATTATAGATGTAATTGTTGATATTGTTGAAAGTGTTATATCGTGGTTAATACCAATTCCAGATATACCAGACTTTGGAGATGTAAACCAAGATCAAACTGCAAGAGGTGTTTTAGTAAATAAAATAACTGCTAATGCCGCCATACCTATTATTTATGGAACAAGAAAAGTAGGAGGTAATGTTGCTTTTTTAGAAACTTCTGGAACTGATAATCAATATTTATATATGGCTTTAGTTTTAGGAGAAGGAGAAATTGATGATGTTACAGAAATTTATGTAAATGATAATTTAGTAACATGGTCAGCAGATATTGCAGATAATACACAAATCACAGTTAATAGTTCAGACAGTAATTATTTTAAAGCACCAGATGCTGACTCTTCCGCAGAAAGTTTAATAACAGTAGAACCTCATTTTGGAAGTGATACACAATCAGCTTCTAGTTTGTTAAGCACCTTATCATCATGGACAAGCAATCATAGACTTAGAGGTTTAGCATATTTAGCAGTTCGTTTTAAATGGAACGCTGACGCTTTTGGTTCATTGCCAACAGTTAATGCGGTTGTAAAAGGTAAAAAAGTTTATAATCCAAATTTAGATGGAACATTAACAGGAGGAAGTGGTTCTCATAGAGCAGACACATCAAGCACATGGGCATATTCTGATAATCCAGTTTATCAGTTATTAGATTATTTACGCAATACAAGATTTGGTATGGGTATTGCTAATAGTTATTTTGATTCTAATTTTGCAGAATGGCAAACTGCTGGTGATGTTTGTGACGTAAACATAACGCCTTATTCTGGTGCAAGTCAGATTGATTTAATGGATAGTAATACAGTTGTTGATACTTCTAAAAAAGCTATTGATAATGTTAAAGAGTTTTTAAAAGGTTGTAGGGGAATATTAAATTATACAGGAGGTGCATATAAAGTTTTAGTTGAAACAACAGGTTCAGCCGCAATAACATTAACAGAGGATAATATTATTGGAGGAATACAAATATCATCTAAAAATAAAAACTCACGATATAATAGGGTAATAGTTTCTTTTATTAATCCAAATAAAAATTATCAATCAGACGAAGTGCAATTTCCACCAGTAGATGAAACAGGATTAGCTACAGCAGATCAACACGCTACAATGTTAAGTGCTGATGGAGGAATATTATTAGAAGGGCGTTTTGATTTTTCAATGCTTACAAGCCCATATCAAGCTCAAGAAATGGCAGAAATTATTTTACGAAGGTCTAGATCAAGTTTAGATGTTTCAATAAATGTAGATGGTACAGCAACTGATTTACAAATAGGTGATATTGTTAATATAACTCACGCTACCCCAGCTTTTAGTGCAAAACCTTTTAGAGTACAGGCAATGAGTATAAATGCAGACTCAACAGTTCAATTAACTTTATCAGAACATCAAGACAGTTATTATACTTTTGGAACACAGCAAGAAGTTGATACAATACCAGATACTACTCTTCCAAATCCTTTTTCTATTCTTCCCCCAGCTTCTATTTCTTTAACAGATGAATTAGTAGAATATGCAGATGGAATAGTCATAACAAGGCTTATTATAACTGTTGGTGCTTCTCTTGATAACTTTGTTGATAATTATGAAGTACAAATAAAACAAACTAAAGATCAAAACGGAAATACTGTAACTGATTCAT